ATTTGTGATTGTGTCTCTTTGATTGTTCTAATGTCAGAATCAAGTTTCTTGATTGACTCAACTACAGAGTTTAGTGTGTATTGCATTTGCTGCATTTGTGGCGGCATCTGTGGTTGCTGTTGTGGCGGCATTTGCCCCATTTGCTGCATAGGTGGGACTTGTGGCTGCATAGGTGGCTGCTGCATACCTTGTGCCATTTGGTCGTGGGTCTCGTTGACTACGGCTCCCATCTGGTCCTTGGTATTTGGTTCTTGTCTCACATCGTCCTTGGCAACTTCGGTTCCCTCTTTTGGAGTACCTGTGGTGCTGGTTGAGGAGTGAGATGTACCACCGTCGACTTCAGTGACATCTTTTTTCTTTTCTTCTTCTGCCTCCTCGGCTTCTTTGAGTGCGATGCCCATACCTTGTGCTCTAAGAGTCTCTTGAGCTTGTGGTAATGATGCGGCCCATCTGGCCAATTCTTTAGCAGAATTTGGAGCGCCAGCAGTTTCTAATACCTGGTTGATGTAGGTAATGTCCCTGCTGTTGAGGAACTTTTGTTTACACTCATTGTCCATAATGGTTTAATGGTGTTCCTCGGTATACAAGTGTTAATTATCAGGACAGTTGTTCACCAAATAATGGAATGCCATTGAGCGGTTTCCCTTGAACTTCTTTTTTGCTATCTCGTCAAGTTTGTTGATGGTTTCCTTCTCTACTGACAGGGATATTATGGGCATGTTATTGCCTCTATCTCCTGCAGGGCATTTGTACCTTCGCTCTCAAATATGGGTATGTACTCCAATATCTTCTCAGACCAGCCTGATATGAGGCACGTCTTTGAGTCCTTCTCGGGGATCTGCAGAGTGCCGTACCCTGACAGGTCAAACGAGTATACGTACACGTCTGGGTTTATCCTGCGTCTGTATTCTGTAAGGGATTCGTAGATCGAACCGCCCCAACACGAGGCATCATAGCACTGCATGTCACTGAACAGCAGTATTCTGTCTGTCTTGAGGTTCTGCTCTAGTAGTCCTTGGATTGTAAGATATGCGTTTGTAGAATACCCTACATGTATTTTGTGTAGGGCGTCAACTGTCTGCAGTATTGAGGTACCAGGTGGAATATTGACAAACTTCATGTCCTCTGCAAAGACGGATATGATGCTGTTGTCTGATATGCGGTTTGCAAGGGCTGCCATTGTAAGTGATATGTCCTTGTATGTTATTGAGGATCTGTCTGTAAGGTTTGACTCCATCGATCCTGAGACGTCTGCAGTGACATAGGTATTGCCCTTCAGATGTGGTATATTCTCAACTGACATCTCCATTGCAGTCTCTACTGCAGTGAGCACCTTGTTCTTCTCAAATGATTGATCTGACATGTTCTGTATCTCACGGTATGCAGAGAAGAATCGGAACGGGAATTGTTTGGATTTGAGCACCTTGTCCTTGTTTGTCAGTCTGGTACATACGTCATCCATTGGAATACCATTCTGCAACAGGTTTCGTAGATTGCGCAGTGTGGCCATGTATGGCATTATGTCGCTTGCTTGTTTCCAGGATTGGGGGTTGGAACCAGAACCACTGATTATAGTCTCCCATGTCTTCGGGATAGCCAGATCATCACTCAATAATCTCTTCCATAGATCGGACTGTTCCTCTGATTCTGGTTTTGGGTGTGTTAGTCTTAATACATCTCTTAGTTTAACCTGTCGTCTCTGATTGTCATATTTGGCTAACTGGTACTCGTCAAATTTCTTAAATGAATCTGCCAATCCCTTCTTCAGTGAGGAAGGCATCGAACCTTTTGGCGAATGATTTCCGATGTGGCCTGTCCTGGATTGCAGATAGGCTACTGCTGTAGTAAGTTCGTCTGCCCTTTGTACTATCATGGGAATATATCCACGCAGGTGTGATCTGGAGATGCCACTTTCACTTAGAAACGACTCGACCATCAATACAATTGGCGCGGTACGCAGATGTAGTTTGGTTCTGCAGTACACTGCCAGCTTCATCAGGTATTCGGGGTCAGCCTGAGCCAGCTGCCTGACTAACAACAGTATCTCCTTGTCCTGGTTGGACTCACCATCTTCTGAGTAGAATTTGGGTTCGCCCACCATCCATGATGCTGCCTGGGAATATAGCTTCAATTTGGGATTCTCAAACTCAAAGGCCAGGCCGCCTCCGTAGTTAGTTGTTTTCGTAGACTCGCTGTCTATCATGTTTTTTATGGTGTTTTTCTTGTTCACATTCATTTTAATCACATCGATTAGTGTGAATAGGCGCATCAAGCACGGTACCTGCTCTACCAGACTGAGCTACGTGGCGTGTGTAGCCACGGCGGGATTCGAACACCGCGACAAGGGCATTATCATTGCGAAGTAACTCGATACTACACATCACTAATCACATTATATCATTAATAGTTCTTATTAAATCTTATTAATTATTCATAATTGATGAGAAAAGACGATTCAGGAATAATTTCAATCCGCTATCGAAGTAACCCAAATCTACACATCATCAGTTATTAGTAATTAATAGGAATTAATAAACCTGTCTACTACAGTATCTCTATTTTAGTTGTCTTGATTCCCGGAACTTCCGGTGGAAGCAGCTGGCCTCTCCATCTCATGCCGTTTGGATCCGTAATGACATAGGCAAACGCTATACCATTTTTCTCACCTAGGATTACGCCTCGTGGTTCTGCAAAGCACTCTCCTGTGGAGCATGTGACAACAGTACTTCTTGGTGCCCCACCATTAATGGATACCTGGTTGAGCTGGCCTGATTGTATGGCTGCAATGATCTCGGGATCCTGCTCGTACACAATCATCTGTATCTCCTTTCTCTCCGGGTCAAACTCCGAGTCCAACACCACCCCTTTGGTCTGGAATGCAGTGCCATAGTGGTTGATGTCCGCCCCCTTGCTGGTGGCGGTTCTTGCCATGGCCATCAGTTCATTTGAGGACAACAATCTTCTGTACTGTGAGTGCAGAGTCCCTGGCGGGGCTCCTGCCCTATGATCCGTGATTGTTTCTGTTGCCGCCCTGATTAATAATACTGCACCGCCATTCTGTGAGGATACGGCCTTGGCTCTTGCGATATAATCAGGCGACATCCATTTGAACTGGGATTGTAACTCTGACATTGTCTCCTTTATTGTGTAAGCCAGGTTCTCAGGCCTGGTTTCATAGTCTGGTGGAATGCCTGGGATTCCCTTGTGTACGTTTACGCCTTCCTGGTTGTGCATGGATGAGGCTGCTCCTATGTCATCTATCATTGCCTGACCAGTGGCTTCCATGAAACTGGGTATTTTCTTGTCATCTGCATCGTGTGCACCTATCGTAATTCCTGACAAGGAGTTGGGAACTACATTCTCCACTATTGGAGGATATGAAATGTTAGGCTGATGGTATATTGATACGTTTGGCAGACTGTGCTGCCCGTCTACTTGTGGCGGCCATTGAGTGGTGAGCCAGTTCATCTCTGGTACATTGACATATTCTGTCTCTCCTATGCCGCAGTTCTTGTTGCCTTTGAGTATTCGGTTAAAGTAACTGCCCTTGCTGGAGGCACCCTCAAATGCGTCGTACTCCCTTTGGGATATGTCACACAAGTCGTAGCCCCGACCGTTAAGCAGGACATGCATCTTCTGGGTATTAGGATCATATCTGACGTTGCCTACAAAACTTGAGCTGTGTGTGAATGCTTGGTATGCTTCCTCTACTGTCAACTCGTTTGGCTCCTCAAATGAGAAGAAATGTTCGGTCTCTCCTATGGAGCTCTTGCATATGGCCCATGCGGAATCCTCGGGCCTTCCTTGAGACTTGACATCGGCTACACAACTATCCAGTTTTTCTGGCATCTTTATTCTCCGTCATCTGTATCTTGGAGATGGCATCATAGTTAAGCTGACCGCTGGTGGGTCTTGAATCCATTCCCGGTGTGAGTTGTCCTGTAGGATGTGATGCCACTACTGGTTGTCCGTCCGGCATTGGTTGAGGATAACTGGGGTGAGGATACTGGTTGTCCTGGTAATATGGATAATCTGCAGGTCTTGGTGTCTGGTCTGCCTGATATGTACTGAAATCAGCCTGTGGCATGTAAGGGGGCATTGCCTGATAGTTGTTGTAGGCTGCGTTTAACTGGTCCGTATATTTCTGCTTGACAGGCAGTCCCAGCATGGTGAGAATGTCTCTTACCTCTACGGGGTCCGGCATGGCACCTGAGTTCATTGCTATTTCCATGAGCTTGATTGCCTGGTCTGTGTCAATTGTCTTCTTCTCCTGTCTTCCAAAGTTTAGTTCAGGCTCCATATGCTCCCATGGCACTGCAAGCATTCCCTGATAGTACATTGAATCATACATCGGGTCTGCATCATACATCGGCTTGAAGAGCTGGTCCTGTAGTTGTCTTGCTATGATTAATGGAAATGATGATAATCCAATTTGTTCCAGCTCCTTGCCGGTCTCCGCGTTGGCGTAGGTGTGCTGTGATTCTCCTCCCTGCTTTCCTACGAAGGTGCCCAGAGACTGCATGATTGGCCCCTTTACCAGATCGGTGTGCAGTGTCGGGTCAAACTCTCTTTGCACCGAACCTAATTCCTGGACTTCTACCTTGTTGCCTGTGACTACATCCTCCAGTGGTTCCAGGTCCTGCAGGTCACTACGTAGTGCCTGGACGTCGTCATCCTCACCATCCTGGATATTGTAGACGTTTCTTGTGAGGTATCTCTTCTGGGCCAGCAGCATGGTATGTCTTGTCTGGAGTTTCTGGTCTACCAGTGAGCTTGACTTGCGGTCCTCCAGTCCGTTTGTGGTCTCTATCTGGTATTCTCTTTGGATGCAGACCGGCACCCCCAAACCTACTCCGAATGCACTGGAATCAACCGGATTCCATATTATGTGTATAAGATCCTGTGCGTTGATGTCAGCCTTGAAATAGTCCCTGACCTGGTGGTATCCCTGGTATTGCGGGCCTCTGAACTCATATACGTAGGGCTGTCTCTGCCTGTCCCACCAGATTCGTTTGAGTGATGAGATTGGAATCCACAACAGGTCCTCCTTGTTTCGTACGTTTGATATGCCGAGTCTGGGCTTCCACGCGGTGTTGCCGTACCAGAGTGCCTCCTGTACCATTAACGAGTCGAGCCAGTCAAAGTCCAGTTGTCTTGATTTCTTGTTAAGGTAATCCCCATACTCGTCGGTTGCAGCCTTCCAGTAGTGCGAGCCGCCGGTGATCATTGAGGTGAGGTGGTTTATGGCCTGTCTTGCATCCTCGTCCTGTTCCAACACCAGGGCCATCGTCTTGAATGACATTGGCGGGGTGTCAAACTGTTGTGAGGTGTATCCCTCTCTGGAGTAGTCACCCGATATGGATATGTTGGCGCCAAACACGGGCAGTGAGAATCCCAACCCGTTGTTGGTAATCTCGTTGACAAGTGTGGACATGTGGGACAGGTTCAGTTTATTGGAATTACGTGAATAAGGTCTGGCCTCTTTGTTGACAGGAGAATAACTTGAACTCTTGTTTGTTGAATCGTTGCTTGGTGATGTGTATAGTTTATCTGCTATCTTGTTAAAGAGGCCCATGTGTTAAAGTCGGGCTTTTGTTATACAAGTGTTAACTACTTTGTGGCATCAGATATCCTATCTTGATGAGGGTCTCGGTTCCCTTGTACTGCTCCGGATGCTCCTCTCGCGCGCATCTCCTGCACAACTGCCAGAGTTTCCAGTTGGTGGACTTGCCAATGTGTTTTTTGACAGTGCCACATTTCTTACACCGAGCCATATCTATTTCAATGATTAACATTAGTGATTAGCATTGAGAATTAATTAAGGTTTGGCCTGATTATCTGCGTCTCTTGGCAGTGCCGTACAGTCTTCCTGAGTTCTCCTGATAGTTGTTGTCAGCAACAAATGCATAGATAAAACTCATCACGCTGTCTGGTGCGTGGTTGAACTCCTTGCGGGCTCTCTGTCGGGGGTCTTCCTCCAATGCAACATCCGGGTCCTTACTAAGATCCTTACGAGTAATTGAACAAAAGTCCTTGACCAGCCAGTCCGTCTCGTACTCGTTCTTGAAAGGGATAATGATGATGGGCCTCGAGTAGGTGTCAGTATTCCCCTTGGGATGTGGTATGTATGTCCCAATTCTGTCGATGAAGGCCTGTATTGCGGTGGTCTTGTCAATCTGGTATCGTCCGAGCTGGGTTCCGTGTTCGTCCGTTTCTGCAACATACTTCTCCTGGGGCTTTGTCTCATCCCCTACGGTGCGACAACCTGCAAATTCGATCGTGACTGGGAAAC